CAGGGCGCTACGCTCCTCGCGGACGAAGCCTTAAAGCGTGGTATGATTGACGCCGTAGCGGAACGCCCGCTTAAGGTTGTTAAAAGTACCACTTCAACTACCACCGCCCGCAGCGGCGGGAATAAACCGGAGGCCGGATATATGGACCTTAAAACCTTAAAGGCCCAGCATCCCGACGTTTACACGGCGGCGGTGCAGGAAGGTGTAGACCAGGAGCGCGACCGCGTTACCGCTCACCTGATTATGGGCGAAAAATCGGGCGCGATGGCTACCGCCAGCGACGCTATTAAAAACGGCACGGGTATGACCGCGACCCTGCAGGCTACCTACCTTACCGCAGGTATGAACCGCAGCGACGTACAGACCCGCCAGGAAGAAGACGCAAGCGCAAGCGCGGCAGACAATGCCACCGCAAGCGACACCGGCGCCGACGCTTCCGATTCAGTGGCTAGCCTGGTCGAATCTCGACTCGGCGTAACAGCGGAGTAAGGCGGCTATGGCTAATATCACTATCACTAACGTAGACCTCGGTAACGTCGTACTGCAGGACGCGGACTTCCGCGACGAGCTGCTTACGTTCGCTGGCGCGGCTACCGTACTGGAAGGTACTATCCTGGCGCGAGATTCCGTATCCGGTAAGCTGGTCCCGTTCGTTAAGGGCGGAAGCACCAACGAAAACGGAATCCCGAAAGCTATCGTATCGTACGCAGTGACCGCCACCGGTGCCGGTGACGTTGCTATCCGTGCGGCAGTGGCCGGTAAGTACCGTAAAGAACGCCTCGTTATCAACGCAGACGGCGACGCCTCTAACGTCGACAACGTGGTTATTGACCAGCTCCGCGACTATGGCCTCGTAGCCATTGACGTAACCGAGCTGGCCGCCCTCGACAATCAGTAAGGAGCGCTTAACATGAGTGGTTCAACTACCAAGCGCATGATTAGCGCTTATATCCAGATGGCCGCCCCGGTCATGTTCCTGTCTGGTCTGTTCCGCAGCCCGGCCGAGAACTTCCATACCACGGAAGAAGTGGAAATCGACATTATCCGCAGCGACGAAGACGTCTCTATCGTCGTGCAGGACCTGAGTACCGGTTACCGGATGAACTCCGAAGACCTGTATACGAACAAGGGTTTTAAGCCGCCTATCCATAAGGAGGCGCTGCCTATTAACTCGTTCGACCTGCTTAAGCGTATGCCGGGACAGAACCCGTTCGAGTCTCCGGATTTTCGCGCTAACGTAATTCTGCGTATGTTTAACGGTATGCAGAAAATCGAGCGTAAAATCCGCCGCGCTATCGAGCTGCAGGCGTCCCAGGTTCTGCAGACTGGCGTAGTAACGCTGACCGATATTAACGGTAACGCGCTGTATACTCTGGACTTCAAGCCGAAGGCGTCGCACTTCCCGACCGCGGGCACCTCTTGGGCGTCTGCGACCGGCGCGCAGAAGCTGGCGGACATTCAGAGTCTGGCGAACCAGATTCGCGGCGACGGTCTGGCGAACCCGGACCAGCTCATTATGGGCGAGACCGCGTTCGAGAACTTTATCTCTGACGCTGACGTACAGAAGCGTTTCGATATCCGTCGTATCGACCTGGGCACTATCGCGCCTATGGAAATGATGGGTAACGGCGGTATTTATCGCGGTATCGTCGAAATCGGTAATTACCGTTACGACGTGTGGACTTATGGCGGCCGCTATAAGCACCCGCAGACCGGCGTATCTACTCCGTTTATCGACCCGGGTAAAATTATCGTACGCGCTTCGTCCGGTCGTCTGGACGCCACGTTCGGCGCTATCCCGAATATCGGCGCACTGATGGGCGCGCAGGCTACCCGCTTGCTGCCTGAACTGCCGAGCCGGGTAAGTAATGCTGCCGGCGGTATGGACCTGTTTACTAACGCTTGGTTGTCTGCGGATGGCGAACAACTGTTCGGCGGCGTCGGTGCTCGTCCTCTGATGATTCCGACAGCTATCGACACGTTCGGCTGTCTGGATACTCAACTGTAAGTAAATCTCGCCGGGGTAACCCGGCGATTCTTTTTAACTACGGAATAGGGCTATTACCATGCCAAGTAACGCAGAATTGATTACGCAAGCCGAAGCGCTGGCGGAAGAACTGGGCCTCGAAATCGAGACCGAAGGCCTGAATAACGAAAAGCTGGCCGCGCTGGTTTCTGACCTGAAAGCGAAGAAAAAGGACGCGGAAAACGCAGCCGCCGAAGACGCCGTCGCAGCGAAAGCGGCAGCGGACGAAGCGAAAGCCGAAGCAGCCGCCAAAAAGCCGGACTTCTACGTGATGCCGGGCAAGGCTATTACCAGTAAGCGCGGTATCCTGTCCGACGGGCAGGAAATTAAGGCCGACGATCTGCCGGGCGGTGCTG